ATAGTCCCACTCCAGCCCCTCCGCGGTGCCGCCGTACTGCGGGAGCAGCTCGAAGTTGAGGAAGTCGCGCCAGCGGTCAAGGCGCTCCTCAACGATCCAGCGCTCGAAGATGTACTCCACGCCCTCCATCGAGGAGCGGTTGACATCCTCCACGATGCCGAGCATCCCCTTCGGGAATCCCCACGCTTCGAGGATCACATCGCGCCCGATGGTGCGCATCTCCGCGAACTGCATTTCACGGTGAGTGATGGAGTTGCTCACCCATTTCGCGTCAGATTCGAGGATGGCGACGCGATGCGCCTTGCTCACGCCCTTGTGATCAGTGTCCCATTGCGCGCGCAAACGGTCGAATTCGTTGTCATTCAGGGAAATTGGCACCTGAATGATACCGCCCGGTTCGGCGCTGTTCTCGAAGAAAGCGGCGTTCCATGCGCTCGAATACTTCACGTTGTCGATGTCTTTGAGAATCGACTGCACTGGCCCCAAACCGCGGTAAGGATCACGCGGATCGGGCATCACGATGCGTCCCAGCTCGTGCGGGAGGAGCGGCATCTTCTCGCCATCCGGCGAGGTGTAGACGTAGCCCTTGATGAATTCGTACGGATCGGGCGTCACCGTGATCCGATCGGGGCGAACGGGCCACATCTCCGCGGGAACGGTGCCGAAGCGCCCGAGATCGTGGTGCGAGGTGACTAGCGCGTTTTCGCCCGTCAGCTCGATGTGCTGCCCGGCCGCCTCCATGAAGCGCCGGCGATTCATGAATTGGTTCGGCATCTCCCAGAAGTCGATGCACGCGTGCTTCGTGACTTCTACGCGGTCTTCCTTCAGCCCGCTCGCAGCCTTGCGGTAGAGGTGCCAATCGGGCTTGGCGACCGCGGTGGTGATGCGGTTCACGATGGCGAACACGGTGCCCACCGTCGCGGTGGATCCGAGAAGCCGATCGTCGTTGCGCCGGCCCCCGAAGATGGTGCTGAAGGGGTTGTTGAACGCCACGCGCGTCGAACTGAGCGGCACCGGCGACCGATTGACGATCGGGGCGAGGAGGCTACGCATTCTCCACCCACTCGCCTTCGATGGTGCGCGACGCCACAACATCACTAGCATTCAGGAGCCCGCTAGGGCGGCCGGTTCCGGCACCAGTGATCATCATGCGCGCGAAGTTGTCATCGAAATCGGAGCGGAGGCGCTGCGCGTACGTCAGGCCCAGCGGAGACTCGGGGTCGCGCTCTGCGAGATAATCAGTGTTCATCTGCGTTGCACCCCACTCCCTGGCCGATCCGGGCCGGTCAACGCTTCGAGCAGGAGCAGGAGCACTCCCAGTGTGGCGAAGCCGGCAACGATGTGAACCAGGAAGGCGGCCAGGGAGAGGCACCCGAAGCCCGCCACCGTCAAGATCCCGGTACGCCAAGCCTGCAGTCGATCCCACTTCACGGCGCCCCCTTGATCCCTGAGCGCGATGGTAGCACCCGGGCAGCAAAAAGCCCCGCTCGATGGCGGGGCTTACTTGCCGGCTTCAGCGTATTGCGCCGTATCTGTGGCAATAGTGGGTTTCGGTGTCACCGTTCGGTGCGCCGCAGCACTTCCCGGGATTGGGGACGGGGCCGGTCGTGCAGTAGTGCCCCTCGATCGCCCCGTACTTGCGCCCGCACTTCGAGCAATCCGTGCTCACGAGCGCTTGACCCCCTCGCCGGTCTCCACGCCGCGGGCGAGATCCTGGCGAGCCTGAGCGTAAGCCCACGCCGGGATACGCCCGGCCGGAACGAGGATGCGCGCGCGGCGCGCCACCTCGTTGGCCGCGTCCCGCTGTTCGTCGCTGTTCACGAGCGCTTCCGCCCCTTCCGCTCGCGGATGTTGGCGCGGGCCTGCTCCGCTGCTGCGGCGAGGATCTTGCGATCCCCGAGGCTGAGGGGCTTGCCGGAGGCGGCGCGCTCCCGGATCTTCCCGAGCTTCTCGGGGTAGTCATCGCCGGCCTTCATCAGTCCTCATCCTCCCAGTTGCAGACGCCCTCTTTGCCGCAGCGCCCGCAGCGCTGCCCCTTCTTCGCGGGGATGTGCATCCCCGCGCACGTGGGCTCGATCGGCTCGATCGGCTCCTTCTTCGGCTTCGTCATGCCCATAGCCTACCCGATGCAGTCGAGATGTCAACTGGTATGTGGTAGGCTTGGCACATGGAAACGAAGACCTGCATCGTGAAGATCGAAACCGAAGGCAATCGCCCATGCGGCGAGCCGGTGGAGTACCTCCTGGCCGGCGCTCGATGGAATACACATGAGGGCTGGCACCATGTGCGCGCAATTGTCGATCATCATCACGGCGCAGTGCCGAAGGGCTGGGTCTGAGCTAGCCGATAACCCAGCAATAGCAGCAAACCGCGCCACCTGAGATGACGTGCCCCTCGCGCCGCAATTTCTCGATGCAGTAGCGCGAGGGGCACGGGTGCTCATGATCGGTCAATGCCTGATCAGCTACCGCTACACCGTGATAACCGAGAGCATCGAGCACCTCGCACAGCTCTCGCTCGCTTACGTCATCATCGGTCGCCAGGACTATCGAGAATCTCTGTGTCTTCATGCCTGATACAAACGTTGCACCGCACTACATTGTCCGGTCACATGCGGCGCGCGTTCGGGGCTTTGCGCATATCGAGCTGAGCAACGACGTAGCGCGCCGCATCCATGCTGTGATCGTTCAGCTTGTGCGGTTCGTCCGGGAGGGCCTTCTCCTGCGTCATACCGCTGTTATTCGGCTTCTGCTTCCACACGTAGCCAGTGATCTCTCCCGCGAAGCCGATCGGCAGCGACGCCTCCACGAGCAATGGATCGCGCTCTACCAGCGAATCGCGGCAGACCAGAAGCCGGCGCTCGTGGATGCGCTTCTGCATCGCCTGAATGCCCGGCGACACGTCTTTGATGGCGGGGACGGTACGCAGGCCGCTGTGCTTCTCGAAGGTCGCGCGGTCCTCTGCGTCGTGATCGGTGACGATCCAGTCCGGACGCGGGTATTTCCACTCGCCCTTCTGACTGATCACCACAGGCTTGATCTTCTGCGCCCAGATATCCTCCACGAGCATCTCTGTCTGATATATCTCCTTCTCCAGCCACATGCGCCCGTCGTGGTCGATGGCCCACATCTGCCACACGAACGGGTTTCGATAGCCGAAGTCGATACTCCAGATGCGTTGCCACCGAGGATCGAGCTTCTTATCGTTAACAAGGTGAACAGCGGGATTCCATCGATCGAAGATGATGCCCTCCGCTGCAGCCCAGATCCCGCCCTGAAGGCGCAGCTTGCGCACTCCGGTGAGATTGTCGAGCTTCTTCAGATACGCGCGCCCCCGCTCGGTGGCGACGCCGGCCGCATCGAACAGGATCGGATTGTCCTGATGCAGCGAGTAGAGCATCGTCGTCTTGCCGCTGTCACAGCGCAGCTTCAGCCAGTGATCCGGGCCTTCTGGGTTGCAGTCAGCGATGATCTGCTGAAAGCTGATGCGCCCGTTGCGCAGGCGCGATGTGAGCTTCTCCCAGTCAGTCACCGTCAGCTCGGTCGCTTCCTGCACAAAGATCACATCGTACTCAGATGACATGATCTTCGTGGCGTTGTCCATCCCGCCCACGATGATCTGCGATCCGTTGGCGTAGATGAACTGCGCAGGGTCGGCGCCTGATCCGCCGTACCACTTCACGATGCGCGCTTCGAGCGCCTCCACCGCGACATGTTGCTTGAAGGTGACCAACCCGGTGGACGTGAGGGAATTGTGCGTCTTGCGCACGATCAGCGCGCGCATGCCTCGATCGTGGTGTTCGTGCTCGATCTGACACCCGCGCTCGCACGCGCCGTTCTTCAGGCACATCATGTGAATCTTGAAGAGCGCGCCGAAGCTCTTACCGGTGCCGGCCGCCCCACACGTAAGCACCTCATCCTCGCGCCGCTTGAATAGCTCCCTGGCCGCGCCGCGCAGCTCCAGCCGCTTCGTCACCACATCGGTCATGCAGTGAGCGTAGCCATGAACGCCCTTCCGATGTACTCGCTGAAGTCGGGCGGGATGGCTTCCTGAAGATCGAACTGTCGCGCGCGTCGCTCGCCACGCGCGTTGCCCATTCCCTCGATCACCCAGGGCATGCGCATGGCGTGAGCCAGCTCCTCGGGTGTGCCCTTGCCGCCGCCGTTTCCGTAGCCCGCGAC